TCTCATCAAGTCTTTGCTTCCTCCACTTGGGGCGGTGTTTAAGATCTGATTTACTTCCTCGCCGGGTATTGTGCTCAACGCCTGTAGGACGTGTGCTTGTCCCATAGTTCCTAAGGATGAGCTCTTGATTAGATCGATCAACTCTGGCGCGAGGTCTAGAGAAGCTTTCTTCTCTTGAGTGCCCTTGTTAGATTTACTCTGTCCGTAAGCTGTGGCCCCGGCGCCCATGGTTCCTGCGAGCAGTGCTCCCAACAACGAGGTGGACACCCCACTTGTTCCTAGGTAGTTGGATAGTAAATATCCAAGTCCGGCGCCACCCAATCCGTAAACAGCTCCTGCTGTGCCGACAGATTTTCCGGCGTCACTAGTTCCCCAATCATATAATTTTCTGGAATACCCTCCTATACCTTCTCCTAGCATTTCTTTTATTCCTTTTTTGCGACGGATCCTGTAGTCTTTATCCGCCCCCATACTCCCGTTGGGGTCTGGGGTTGCGAAGCGTGATTTCCAGTCGAAAGTATCTTTATACTTTTGCTCGCTTATACGCGTACGACCGGCTTCCCCTATCAAACCGTTAGGATTGTAGGCATCGTCAAAAGATATGTCACCATCATCCTCCTTACGAAAGGCACCGACCAGCCCGCGTAGATGCGGTGGTATGTAGTTTGGTAAAGGATCGCTCACATTGAACCTCCTGACCCGTTACCGATGTGCGGACTGTTTTGCCCTGCGTAGGCTCCCACAAGATCGTAAGCGTCGTCTTGCGACGCGGAGGGATGATCACCCGCATCGAACTCTATACGGGGACGCGACTTGCTTTCCTCAGATTTTTTCTCCGATTCTTTCTCCGCGTTCTTATACAAGTCGCTCATGATTTTACTTACCTTACCTGGGTTGAGAGTGCTGCTCATAGTTGTATAGTATACTAATTACTGCTGTCCGCCAAGCATTTGTCCTGCTTGTGCTCTACCAGCTGATGCGCCTTGAGACCTTATCTTCTCCATAACTTGCTTAGCTGCTGCATACAAAGTAGGGTTAGTAGCCTCTGCTTTACGCATAGCTGGAACGTGAGAGTTAGGTTGTTGCTCGTGCATCTGAACCCACTCGGCGCCGATAACGTCAGCGCGTTGTTGGATCATGGTAGGATCTGCGTTAGTATCGACACTGAAGTCTTGCTCGCCTCCTGGTTGACCACCACCACCGCCGCCGCCGCCGGCTGCTGGATCTCCTCCACCTTCCATGCCCTGCTCTGCCTGCGCTATAGCAACATCTGCCATAGAGCCTTGAGTCATTTCCTTCTCGAAGTTAGCAGAGATAGGAGCGATCAGACGTTGTGCCTCGTTGTCCTCTTCCACTGCTGCTGCCATAGAAGCAGCTGGGTTTTTGATTCCCATGTCTCCGTATACTTCAGATCTTGGTATCTCTCTGTTAGCTGCTAGGTTCATCTTAAGCTGCATGAATTCTGCGTTGTAAGCCATGGAAGGTCTCTTCAGTGCTACTTCCAAGTCTACACCATCGGAAGCTTTCTGAACTACATCAGCCACGTGTGACGCTGCACCTGAAAGAGCGCAGAACAGCCACTCGTATTGACGCTCGAACATACGTATGGACGTAGGTATTTGCTCCATGTTGAGTGATCCTCTGTAAAGCTCTCGTGGGAATCCTAGACCGTCAAAGAGTGCGTCAGTGTAAACTTCTACTACGTCTTTGAGAACCATACTTTTGCCTTGCGCTCCGGCTTCCTGGTAGTTTACCGGGAACGGGACTGCGAACATAGCTGTAGGGTCCTTACGACGCTTAGCTATCATAGCAGCCATGTTGCTCTTCCAACCTGACATCAACATAAGTAGATTAGAATCTGCGGTCCCTGAGTTACCTATGTTAGGTGAAAATATTCTCAAAGGTGTTAGGAAATCTTGGGCGATAGCATAGTCTGCTTTACGGTAGACCTGTAGTTGATACAAGGCGTCATAGTGTAGTAATATCTCAGGAACTCCCCATCCTGATTCTGATACACCAGCGGGGGTGGGTCCTTTGAGGTGATACACCTCTCCTTTGTGAAACCTAAAATCTTTGTTATCTTTAACTGCCTTCAGAAGCCCCCTAGGAGTATTGTTTATTTCGTGCAAGCTATTCGCTTTGATGCGAGACTCCATACTAGGTGGAACTCTATACACATACTCGATGTCGTCAGAGTGGTGGGGTTGATCTAGATCCACGTAGCGTGGGTCTAAGAAAACGATAGAAAATCTATCTGGTGCCGCAGAAGGTTTGTCTTTAAACTCTAGATCCACCTTGGGGAGTTTCGTGAGATCCCCGCGCTCGTCCTTAGAAAGTTTATCATACATGGTGAGGTCAGGGACGTTATAAGTCATATTCTCCCAATTGTAGGTAACTAGATCTTCTGGGAACGCTGACAGGGAGACGGTCCTGAACTTACCGCCTCTGGAGTCCACGAGCCATCTGTCGAATGGTTCTACGCATCGCATAAAAGCATTTCCGTAGATGGCCCACTCTACCCCAGCCTGTTGGAGTTTAGAGAACAACTGCAGTTTGTCTACCAGCATCTTGTTGAGCGATGCTTTCTCATCTGCGTTACCCTTGTTATCGCCTGTGAATTCTAGTTCTGTTATGAAGTAACTCACGATACGGTTTGTAACCGCCCCGTAAATTCTGTTTATACGCCACAAATAAAGACACAGATCTAGTGTAGACTTGATGTCCCTAGGAAAGGAAGCCGTGCTTGGGAGGATGAATGGATCCCCAAACTTAGGGCCATTCATAAATGTGGACGATATATTAGACATTCTCTTTGGCAGGTAATGTTAAAACTTTTTTAGTATCGACACTAGCGGACTTTTCTTGCCCGGATACAGGCTCTCCATTCTCGTCTACGTGATCGCTAGGCTCGCCAGAAACAACTGACGGAGAACCTTCTTTCAATGCTCCATTCTTTTCCATGGGAACATTATGGAAGTTTACACGTTACAAGTCAACGTCATTCTCTCGTAGTATCAAAATCTTCTACCACTTCCGCCGCCTTGGGTAGAAAGCACATGATGTTGACTCCCGGGTATAGTTTCTGCGGAGGAGCAATGCATGTCACTACCATCTTGTCTGGGTATCCTGAGACACTAACAGTTAATTCTGCTCCTGTGGCTGGTGTGAAAGTAAACACAGAGTCGTCTACTCGTGTCTTAACCAAGAGCAAGTCTGTGGACTTACCAAGCGCGTGGGGAGCTACGCTCATCCACTCCACTCGACACCTAGCCTCACCTAGCGGCGTGTGGAACACCATGGTGAGTTTGGTCTCCGCAGAGTTGTTCAAGAACTTGGCTATCTCTACTAGCTCATCTTTGTGTGCGCTCTTGAGTGCTAACCGGATAGCATTAGGTATCTCCGTAGCTGTGTTGCGGGGAGCGGAGGAGGTTACTTTGACTTTTACATCCTCAAAATCTTCTGCGGAGTTGTCCTTGTAGTCTTGCTCGCTATTTAAGTTCTTTCCGTCTCGCATTCGCTGCAGCATTAGAGTTGTCTCGTCTGCTTTGCTCCTCTCTTCTGGCGGCAAATTTTCGTATGATTTTGCTTGTGTGTCTGGCATAGTCTTTATGTATTTGTGCTAATTGTCTAGTTACGTTTTCCGGGGTGGCTCTCATGTCCCCCACGTGTGCTCCTTTGTTGTCATAGTGGCTAAACCAAAGCTCTTCCCTGACTAACCCTCCTGCGAAATATCTGAATACTAAGGCGTCCCTCACCGTAGGCAGTCTTGGATCTCCCACCTGCACCACGACATCTGTCAAGCTGCCCATGGTCTTTCCGCACGAGTATGTGGCGTCAAGTCCAAAGCTAGAGTGGGCTACCCACCCTACGTGAGTTCCCACGTCGCATTGAGACGCCCATGCTGCGGCAGAAGGTAGATCCCTCCAACCTATTAACGATGCTTTCAGCGAATTACCTTTCGTAGGTATTACCCTCCCGATTGGTTTACCCAGGGCGTTGCATATACGGATTGCCCATTTTATTTTTAAACGAGATTCGTATCGATTGCTCTGGTTAGCAATGCGCGCCGCCGTAGCTATGGAACACCCTAACAAACTAGCCGTAGCTAGTTTGCGGTTAGGTTTATCCTTCAGATATGTGTCTAGGTAATTGAGCGCGCGTAAAGTATCGATACGGTTAAGTATCTTTGGCGCGCTGCTCATTACTGTCCTGTGGCTTTAGATACAAAGTCCGAGATGTTATGCTCGCGTCTTGCGTCTTGTGTTGCGTAGGAAGTCCCTACACGGGTTTTAGTTTCTTCGGGCATATACCCTACAGCATCTACGAATCCTTGATGCCTAGCTTGTCTTACTTCGTCTGTAGTTGGTTGGTTTGTGTCGCTCATAATTTTTAATCTGGTAGTTTAAGTGTCTTGCCCTGCATGTCGCTAGGGCTTACCCATACATTCTTACCAGTCTTGCGATTTTTTAGCAACTGATAAATTCTACCATTACTTCCGATGCGAGTTCCGTAGGCTAACCGGGTATCGATTCCTGCTCGTTCAGAATTACCTGTCCAGTGTCCGTAACCGTCACCTCGTCTTGTGAATATCATTCCCCCAGGGACTGTCACACAAAACACGTGGTCATCGTAGCCCTTCTTATACCACCCATTATTACCGTGTGTGCGCACCTGTCTGGAATTAAGCCTCAATTCGGACACCGCCCAGTTAGTAGATTTGACATGATCTCTACTGTCTGGCTCCTCCCTGAATGAAACTGATTTACCTAGTGATACGAGTAGTAACTCAACGACTTTCGCAAATTTTTTGCTAGTAGACACAAAAGATGTGTGGGATTTATTTACCCTACTGTCTGTCTCTAGTAGGGCTTGCCACACGCCTTCTCTAACTTCGATACTCTGTCGAAGAATATAATCTGGTAAATATTTGTCGCCAGCTTTTCCAAATTGACGGAAGTGATCGGCAATACCACTGTGCGATATTATAAAATCCCCGGTGGGAAAGTCTGATTTTTTATTTCTACTGTGTGTGTCTCTATACTCCCACACTACGCCTAGAGTGTCTAGAGCTTCGCAAATCCCCTCGTAGGCTGGTCTTATTTTGCTGTGTGTTATTCTAGTTTGCTTGCCGTGTTGGAAAGAACTTCCGTCGGCCATCCAGTAGGTAAGGAGTTTGCACCAGGGTCCTATAGGGAATTTACAACCTTCTATTCCTTCAAAATATTGATCACCTACGAACACTGCTGGTAGGTGATTTGTCTGCAAATTTACAGCCCGGTCAAATATATCTTCTGCGAATTTCATTTGCCACTTACGACCCAAAGCATTTCTTTTATCTGTGTCTCGGTGCCACACGCGGTGGTTAGGAGTAACAAGAAAGTCTAAAAACTTAGTTTTTACTCCTATCATATCCCCTATGAACGGGTAACTATGAACCTTGGTAGGTAGGTGGAATTCTAAGCGCCCACCTATGTTACATGCTAATCTATGTTTGTCCGTAACTTCCGGTGCGGCAATCCACCCTGCGTCGCTTAGGACAAACGTGTCCCTAGCTAGGCTCTCGGGACCAGCCAAAGGATCTATGAATCCAAACTGGTTCGCGCTGACTGACTGCATCCCAAGCGTTATCGCGTTTGGATCTCCGATACCACCAGGACCCATCTTGGTGATGCGACGTTTTTGGTCTAGCATGTGCATAGGATTTATCTCCTCTAAGGCAGGGACGAGGGGATTGGACGTGATGAAGTTCATCGTGTAGTCGCCAAACGCGTTAGTTGCCATAGGGTTTAAATTCCTAGCTCGACTCATCTTGCCTATAAGAGATCTGAATACCTTACCGTGATCCAACTTCACGCGCTCTGCCATCAGCTTGTTGACCGTGTATACTCTGTCATTAGGGATAGAGTCCCGCATGTCAGGTTCGGCGAGGCCACGGTTTACTGCCAGTAGCTTCTCTGAAGCAGCTAGCAATCCATCTAGACCCACGGAGGAATACTCCTCGTGCTCGTCATCGTCAGCTTCGTATCTGTTGTTGGTCGGTTTCACGGCGGAAGCTTCCTTCTTTTTTGCTGATTTTTTCATTAAATTAGGTCCTCTGGTTTGATGTAGTTCTCTAGTGCCGCTTGCATCAGTAATTTGTCTTTAGATGCGCCTGATACTATATCCATACCGCGATTACTAGCTAGCGCCAGCATCTTATCTTTAGAATCATCACACATGTCATGGCGGTTAAGATACCACTTCATATACTCTTTGTTGCGATAGTCTCCCATGACATCACGGAAAGCATC